AACGTAGGAATGTCTTTCCAAATTTCTTGCATAATATACACTTTAAATAAAACACTGAATAAGAAAGAGAGGAAAACGTCAGTGCTTCGTTTTATCAGTTGGTAGCTACTCCAAACCTATCCTCTCTATATAGACGTAAATTACTTAATAAGGTTGCGTTAAATCAAAATGGTAAATCGTTTTCTACTTTAGCAATTGGCGAACTTCCTTCTGCTTTCTTGAATGGCTCACTAATCTTAGCACTAAAAAATTGTTTAGTTCCATCCTTTGAAGTCTTTACCCATAAAGCGATTTCTTTATCTACTCCATCTACGTTAATTTTGCCTTTGTAGTCTGGATGGTTATCCGCTTTTTTGTCGTTCTTGAAAATTGCTCCTGTGTTCGTGTTATCGTAACTCATTTTTATTTATTTATTTGTGATTATTTCTTTAATTATTCTTACAACTCCAACGTAAAGAAGTACCACTAACGGCACTCCAATTACTACAATAGCTAATAGTTTCATTATTTTAATAATATTGGTAAATTTGATTCTGTGGCTACAAAGTATTTGTTTCCTTTACCTGAATACATCATCTGATATTTTACATATGTCATGTAGTTATCTTGACCTCCTAAAGCATCTTTCATTATGTTAATACGTTTCTGCTCTGCTTGAGCATTAATTACAGTAGCTTGTGCGTTGGCTTCAGCTTGTTTAATTTTTGCTTGTGATAAAAGAATAGCTTTTTCAGCGTTCAATTTAGCACTTTCTAAATTTGCTTTTGCATCTTCAATTTTAGCTTTCTTAGAACTCTCTGCTTCTAATAGAATTTCTTTACCATGTGATTCTGCATCTAGTTGTGCTTGTTGACGTTGGTAATCATTACAACTTGTTAATGAAATTGCAGTTAAAATAACCGATACTGATAAAATTACTTTTTTCATTTTTACTTGTTTTTATTTGTTATTAAAAAATATTTATGCTAGAAAAAAAATTGTTCTTAGTGATTCGTAATATTCACGTGCTACCTCTACACGTTGCTTTACTCTTTCGATTGCTTCGTTATCTCGTTTGATTATGAAACGTTTTACTCGTAGCGAGTCTGGCAAATGGTCAAAGTTATGCGACGCTTGAACCGCTTCTCTTACATCTAAATCCTCATCAATTAGATTTAACTTCCAATGCATTCTACGTACCTCATCTTCCACTATTTGAAAAGGTGTATTTGTTAAGCAATAAACTAGTTCCGCTTGTTCGTGTCCAGTTAGCATTAGGTATGATTGCATCTGCCAAAAATAGTCTTTATTCTTTAATTCTTTGTCGAACATCGGAAAAGTTGAACCATTCCATGAGCATTTAATGTCAGCTAAAAGTGAATCCGTTAAGATGTCAGGCTCTCCCGTTAACCATTCGTTGTTAAATCTCGTTTCGTTCTTTACTACAAACTCCCAATTTAATACCTCAGAAGCCATTTGTATAGCGATATCTTCATTCTCTATACCTTTGTCGGTGTAACGGCTTGAAAACTCTTTATAAATACCATATTCACGCTCCTTGAATAAGTCTTGAATGTAACTCTTTGCAGTTTCAGATAGAACCTCGCTTTTTGTACGAGGCTCTGTCATCAGCTTCCCTAGAGACGATGCTCTAAATAATAGTAAATCTTCCATTATAGTTCTTTTATAAATTTACCGTAAGAAAATCTTAATACGTCATTTTGGTCTTTGCAAGCTAAATAAGTCAACTTATCATCAATCCATTGACTAAACCATTTCCACTCTTTTAACTTAAGTTCGAATGTAGGTTTAACTGCATCTTTACCGCCAAAGTTTTGAATACTAAATTCGTTTTGATTCAGCTTTATTTGAATTATAGGATAATCATATAATTCACGACCAATGCCTAAATTAAAACAAGCACGCTTAAATGCATCAGACGCTTGACCTTTTTCTTTTTCTGTCATTGATTCCGTGCCTACATCTTGCTTCCATACCCATTCATCTCTTAAAGTGTCTAAAATACCGATTGAACAGTATAGATTGCCATTAATTACTTCATATTTCTTTTGCCATCCAAACATACCAAAACGCTCATCTAATCGTTTCATGTCCGCTCTAGCGTCTTTATAAGCTAAGATAGTAGCATAACCAAATTTGTTAATTGATTGTACTCTAAAATCTATCTCACTAATAGATAATGGAGAAAATCCATTTGGATGCGTTTTAGGAATTAAATCCTCGAATGATTCTTTTTTCATGTTCTTATTTTTTATTTTGTTTCTGCAAATATAAACATTTTTGTTAATTAAATGTCAAACGTTGTAAAAATTTCTTCCTCTTCACGTTCTAAAATTACTTTTTGTAGTTCTTCTTGAATGTTTCGTAGGTCTAAATACGTTTTACATTCCAATACTTTTCTTTCTAAGTAACTTACTTCGGCTTTCGGTTGTAGCTTTGCAGTTAAACCTAACTTCGTTAATACATCGTCTTTGATTCGTGCAAAGTCTGGATAGTGTTTCTTGTTTTTGTCTAGCATTTCGTATTGCTTCAATCCATAAATAACTGTTGAATGGTCTTTCTTAAAAATATTACCAATTGCGTACATCGTTAATTTTTGTGTTCTTAGATATTGAAATAAAACTAAGCGAGTGTAGACAATTTCACGCTTTCTAGATTTCGAGGTTAAATCAAGTTCGTTTATAAGTTCTTCTAGTGTCATGATTCTATTGTGTTTTTGTATGCTTCATCAATCCATTGTAAAAAAGCTCTTTGTATGTTTAACTGTTGCTCAAAGATTTCTATGTTTCCTGTATTCATGTATAGCTTATCTTGTTTTCGGATAGCGTTTACTACTTCGTTTTGTCTCATCTTTGCTATTTGTCTAAATGGAAACTGTTCTAACTTATCCGCACACGATGGAAGGATGGATAAAATTAAGGTCATTTCAAAGTGTTCTTTTGTCATAGTGCTTGTATTTCTTGTTTAACTTCTTGCCAATATTCTCTTGTATTATCATCTATTTTCTGACAATTAGGAGGCATTGTATCTACACTTCTTGTTTTTTTAATTATATAATCAACTGCAATTAATGCGTATTTCTTAACGAGTTCTATATTTTCATCGGTGCAATCATTTAAACACATTTGACCAACTAATTCCTTTGCTTTTTCTTGTGGTGTCATGCTTCAAATTCTTTTAAATATAAATCAATTACTCGTTTCGTCTTTTCTAAGTCTTCAGTAAACTGTCCTTTCTTACGACATCTTACTATTCGTTTTAGAATGTCAAACTCCCAAGCGTTCAACTCATGGTCTTGTGCAAACTTGTAAAGGCTTCCGTTTGTGTTGTTGTAGTGTTTATCCTCTTGCATTATTTAGTTGTTTTATCTGTTTAAAAATGTGTTCCGCTTTTTCGTTAAATGTCATGCCTTGACCGTAATCAACTGTTGACTGTATTCTTACTTGTTGTTTAGGAATGTAAACGTTCTCTTTTGTTTGTGGCTTTACGTCTTTATTTAGCCAAGTGTTTAGTGCTTTCATCTAGTTTATTTATTCTGTTTGTTAGTATTTCAATTTTCTCATCTGAGTACTTAGTCGGATTTTTTGCTAGTTGCTCAATCATAAACAGATACTTACGTATTAAATACCTGTTCATTGCTTCTTCGTAACTCATTTAATTTTAGGTTGGCATTCACATCGTACAAAATGGCTTTCATCTCCTTCGCCATCATCACACCATCCTTGATAGCATTCATCGCATTCGTTCATATCATCAAAGTTTTTAAATTCACGTAGAAAGTTAATGTCTAAAATGATTTCTTGTGAGGGTTGATGTATTGCTATATCAAATTCTTTTCCGTTTACTAAGACCTTTGCAAAGTCTTCAAATAGTTCTATAATAATCATAGTTTTTTTATTTCTTTCTTTACTTCTTTATAATATTTTTCAAATACATTCCATTCATTAATGTTTGATGACCAACCATCATTTTTTAACATTTCATTAATAGCAATTAATGCGCATTCTTTAGAGGTTAATTTCCATCTATAACCTATCATGTTTAAAGACATTTTATCAACTAAATCTTTTGCTTTTTCTTTCGGTGTCATAACTCTAATTTAATTTGTGTTAATACTTGTAGGTATGCGTTCCATAGTCTTCTGCTTCCACGTTTTCGAGTATCTGCTCGGTGCGCCCATCTTTCGGATAATAAAGGAAGTTCTTTTTTGTAGTCTTGTTCAAATCGTTCTGCTGATTCTACTCTCTCATCCATTGCGATTGCTAACTCTAGAAGTTGGTTAGCTTTTTCTTGTAATTCTATTACTCTGCTTTTCATCTTGTTTTGTTTATAGGTTGTTTAATTACTGTATTTTTCTTATTTCAATATTCCAATAAATACTTGGGTAATTTTCTTTACAATAAGAATCTGATTCTCTTAGGTTGTTAAATTCTTTAGCTAATATTAGTTTTTCTGCGTTTAAGTAAAATCCGTATGCTTTCATAATTTCTAAATTTTGTTTTTCTGTGTCTCATTGACCTTACAAACCTACGATTAATATTTTAATTATTAACAAAAAAGTTAATAAAAATGCAAACTATTTTTTAAAGTGTTGATTTTACTAGGGTTTAGAAACTAAAAAACCCCCGATTTCTCGAGGGCTTAACCTAAACAAAACAAAATTTGAACTATGAATCAGTGCAAACTTACATATTATTCTTCATTTTCCATTGTAAGTAATCAATAAATGTTTTGTTATTTATTTTATAGCTTGATTTATTGCAACTGTTACAACTCATGTAATGCTGAATAGTTCCCGCTGGCGTTGTGTAAGTCTTACGTAATCTTATCTCGTAGCTTTGGCAATTAGGGCAACCGAACTTATCGCCACCTCGCAGAACTGAGTAATTAACTTTTGGCTTTGTGTAAGGTTGTAGTTTCTCGTAGACTTTCTCTAAGACTATTACATCCATATCACAATACTCTACCATGCGCTTAAGTGCTTCTGCATCCTTGTTGAAGATAATCGCTTTCCACATATCCATACCTTCGTGTTTCAGCTTTTCACCAACGCCAAGAAACTTAGCAATGTAATCTAGTTTATTAGAGTTGAAGTTAAACTGACTTTTAGCGTGTTTAAGCGTGTCTATACTTTGATACTGTGGAAACATTTCAAGACCATGAAACAAGCATCTAGTTCGAAGCCATTTAATATCGAATCTATCTCCGTTGTGAGCGATTATCTCATCCGCTTTATTTAACTCTTTAATAAATGCTTTGAGTAGTTTCTTATCGCATTGGTCTTTATCCCAAGTCAAGTTATGTACTTTATCATTACCTTCCCACTTCCAAGATACGCAGATAATAGCACGCTCTTTTATAATGTCGTCAGGTTGTATAGTTAGATTATAACCACTGCGCCAAAAAATACCGATGTTAAACGATGTTTCAATGTCAAAAAACATTCTTTTCTTCATACTCAAAATTTAGGTAAATATTTGTAAGGTGATATCTTTACTTTCCTAGTAAAATGTAAAGGTGTAGCTTGACAAAAGTCCAATTTTTTAACTAAAATACGGGACATTTTGCAATAAAAAAACCTTCGTAAGAAGGCTTAAATAATTTGTGATATTTCTTTTAATGTTGTTTTTTCGGTAATCTTAATGCCATGATTTGCAAAGAATGAAATAATCATATTTAAATAGCTGTTACCTGCTCTTGCACCTGTTGAATAAATCTTAACGAAGCCTTCTAGTTCTCCACCGAAAAAGAACTCATAACCTGGTAAGTAAGGAGACATTCCGTAGGTCTTTTGGTTCTTAGCAATTTCCTCAGAATAGAAAGGTTTAATGAATACTTTTTTACCAATTGGATAAACTCTCGATTGACCGTTAATAATTCGGTTAAGGTAACTTACTTGTAATTCGATACCATCCTTTAAAGTTTTTAAGGATTTATTGTTTCCGCTGTCAGTGTTTCCGATGTTTCCAGGATTGTTGCATCTGTAAGAGCGTGTCCCTTTATAGAAACCTTCCTTTGATGCCATAATGATACAAAGTAGTTTAACTCCTTTACTTGCTTCTACCTTTTCAATAGTGGGTAAGTATTCGTTAATTAGTTCTTTAGTGAAACTTATTTTAACGTTGTTCTTAATTGGAGCGTCAGGAAAAGAAGCACCTTTAAACACTTTGTCTTTGTACTTGTGTTCTGTCATAGATTTTATTTAGAAAATTTAAACGCTAATATAGTCAATGTTATTAAACCCAATACAATCAAAAGCAAATTTAACGTTTTGTTATTTTTGTTTTCTTGCTTAAATCTAAACCTATTGTTTACTTTATCCTCTTTTCTTTGTTGTTTAATGTACTTGATTTGGTACTTAATTTGCGCCTTTTCTACTTTCGTCTTGTATCTGTATTCAATTCTCGTTTCATAGCGTGTTTTTGGGGATTTCATCTCAGGACATACTTTGTCAAATGTACGGTAGATAATTGAATCTTTACCGTTAATTCGTATAGTATCGTTAAACGTTACCAAAGTAGTATCATTCTTTATCTTACCACCCTTTTTTATAAACTTAGCCATGTGATACTGCGGAGAACAACTAGATAGAAAGCCAATCCAAAAGGCGCAAAGCAAAGCTACTATAATTAAAAAACGAAACTCTTTATCTTCCTGAATCATTGTGTAATTTTTTACTTAGTGAATCACTTATTTTACTACCGATGGACACGCTGATTAAACCTAGCCATACATCGAATCTAAGACCGTTAAAACAGAAATCTAAGATAGCCATAACCAAAGCGATAATATAGCTTGTAAACATCGTTAAAGACGTTCTACTCCATTTGCCGTTCTTCTTTAGTGTATCGTTGACTAACTCTTTAAACATCGTGTTCTATTTTCCCTATTGGGTTACTTGGTAATATAGCTAATAACTCAGGTATCATGTAGATATTTTCCGTAGTTTGTGCGCTTGAGTGCTTCGTCATGTAACAATCAAAAAGTTTATTTTCTACTATTGATAATCTGTTATTCGTAATAAATAGCCACGCAACTAAGACGCCCGTAATACCGTAGTCTTTAATGCCCTTTAGAGTGGTTTCTAAATTCATTTTATTACGTATTTATTCAGTTCGTTATTAGCCCATTCTAATACATCGCTATCTTCCCAAGATGATGTATATTCAAACCCTTGTAATGTAGTTCCGTACTTATTATTTATCACTAGGTTAACGCTTGCAGTCTTTGCTATTACGTTATCCGTTACGCTTGTTATCTCAACGCTTTCAACATCTATTGTAGCGGAAAAGTTTTCTAGTTTAATTGTCATATTTTTAAGATAAAGTTGTTCCTGTAACTGTGAAATCACGAACGGCAACAATTCTGCGATTTCCTGATTTTGCGCCATAATTAAGTGAGCCGTAAAACTGAGTATACCAAGCCTGAGTTGTAGAGATTTTTAGAGTTGATGAAGTCCAAAGGTTTTGTGCTTCAATCTGTCCACCGCTAGCATTATCGAAAGGCGGTGGAAATCCGTTTGAATATTCTAAATTAATAATATTATCTAATTCTCTTCTATTCCACAATCTCCAACCACTTGTGAATCCTGTTACAGAATGCGTTAAGGCTTTATCTATTGCATCATTCCAACTAAAGTCATAAGTTACACCACCTGTATTTAATAAACGTCTGTAATAGCCTAAAACCTTCGAACCGTTATAAGTACTCCAATCAATTACTATATTATTTGTGTATGTTTGACCTCCTAACTCGTCTGTAAATCTGTTGGTATTACCAAATGGATTGTTTTCTGCAAGTATCAAAAATGATACATCTCGTCCTGCTTCAATATCTCCATCGTCTCCAGTTCTATACGAAGTAGTTTGTCCAGTTTTTAAAAGTGTAGCCGTACTTCTTGGTGTTGCAGTTGCTGGTAAAACAACTTGTAAGTCATTACCTACTTGAGTTATTGAAGTTGGAGTTACCGTTCCGCTAGGATTGCTTAATTGAATATCAACAGTTGCACCCGCTACAACAGTACCCTCAGTTGTTCCGTTTACTTCTATCGTAGTGTTTGGTGCTACTATGTTTGCACTAGCTTCTGCTTTAATTGAAGTTGTAGAAATTGTTGTACCGCCCGTTGTTTTGAGTACTGCCGTTGAGTCTGCTATCCTGAAGTATTGACCTTGTATAGAACCTACTTGTGTAGAGCCTGAAGATTGACGTACAATAACATTCTCAGTTCCACCGCTAGGCACGCTATCCCAAAATGCACCGTTTACATTTACAGTAACATCTTCACACGTAACAGGATTTGGTACTTGAATAGTTACACTTCCCTCAGCTGGTATAGAACCGCTTTCTATTGGCGTTCCGTTTATATATTCGACTAAGTAATCACTGTCTAATATTGTAATGTTTTCATTGTCTCCACTTGCAATACTTCCGTTATACAAAATATTTCCATCTGTATCTGTAATTACATAAGAAGCATCAGCGCATGAACTACCTGAACTTCCAACTTCGCAAATAGTCATGTCATTAGAAACAATAATATCAAAAGTAACAGTCCAACCTGCTAGGTAATTTTCGAAGCGTTCAGTGAATTGCTCAAATGTAGGGTTTCCATCTAATTGGTAACCTTCTGAAACAATTGAACCACGTCTTAACAACTCAGTAAGTCTATCTAATACTTTTAGTTGTGTATTCCAAATGTCATGCGTGTTATCATTACCGATGAAAATATCAGTAGTTGCTTCTTTAGATACGTCTACAATATCCATTGCAAGAATAGAAACATTGAATCGCATAACGTTTGATTCCTTAGTAACATTATTTACTACTAAGTGAGACAAAGGGAAAATAGTTTGTTTATTTAAATCTACTTGAAATATATCTCCGTAAGTAACAGTCTTTACAAACGGGTCTAACTTTAAAGTATCTTTTATTTTTGTCGTGAATTGATAAAAGCCATTCATTTCTTTTCCTCCTTACTTAACTTTAAAAGGTACTTCTGCAACTTCTTTACATTTTCCTCTTTAGGTGTGTATCTCTTTTTTTCAATCATAAAATCTAATTAAACTAGATAAACCAACCTCCGAAGTTATTGCTTCTATCCGGGTGCATATCTCCATTCGAGTTAGTATTATATTCAGGAAATAAACTTTGATTATAACACATATAGTCAATGAATCTTTCAGTATAATGTTTAGCAATGCTTTGCTCTTTTTCCACTAGATAATCTACTTCGTTTTTTGCTACGCTTTCAGAGTTTTCAGAACCATGCTTATAAACGCCTTTGTTAGCAATTGTATAAGCTGCGAATGGTAAGTATTCACTCATAGCCCAATGTATCAACATAGGCTTTACAAACGTCTCTAATAGGCTTAAATAGTTACCTGAAATAGTACCTGCTACAATATCGTTGTTAATCTTATTAAATAAGTCAGTACCTAAGTAGTTTTGAATGTGAATATCCTGAGCGATTTTAATAAACTGAATAAATTTATCAGGGTCTACATTGCCATTTAAGGCTGTATGCTTAACGATGTCCTCTCTTGTTATAAATAATGCTTGTGCCATTAGTTAAAGCGTTTGTTAGTTGGTAAAAATCCTTCGTAAGGCATATCTTTAGGTGCTGTATAAACTCGTTGGTCATTTACTGCTTTTCCGTTCTTATCTTTGTCTGTTAATGGTACAATCTCGCCAGCTTTACGAACTTCAGCAGGTGTGTACTTTCTAGCTAGTGGTGAGTTAGCATCTGACTTTTTAAGATACGTTTCACGAACCCATTTATGACCGCAAGCACCACCGCCTTTATACAACCAAATAGAATACGTATCTGCTCCTTCAGCACCCCATCCTTCGTTAACTACTTGTGAACCCATTGCAATAATATCTTCTTTACGATAAATCTTGTTAGCGCTAATCATTCGCTTACAGAAATCTCTTGAATTGTCTTTAATTTCTCCTACGTAACGATAACGAGATTTAAATATATTACCATCTTGTTCGCTTGAAGCGTTTGGTCTTGCTGTACCCGTACTTACAAATTCCCAAATCTTAGATAAAAGGTTTTGTTTAGGGTTGTTTAGTTCGTTTAAATAAGCGTCTTCTTGCTCTTCTAGTTCGTAGTTAACATCTTGAACATCTATTAACTCCCAACCTTCTAAATCATCATCAGCGTATTTGTCTAGTTCATTAAATAATTTCTCATCTAAAGACTTTTGTTTACTCATTGCAACCTCGCTAGCTTGCTGTACTGCTTCTAAATCTTCTAACAAGTTTAAACGCTTAAAGTACAAATCTAAATTAACACCGTTAAACGCTAGTATTTTATCTAGTCCATCAGTTAACAACTCTTGAAGTGGTTTAATTGCTGTATTGTAGAAGTATAACGCTCCTGTGTTAATCTCATCAGCGTTTGAACTAAATCCTGCGCCATCAGGAGAAATACCTACCAACATAGGACTAGTAACTGTGTGTCCTGCTAAAATCTTGTTTCGTGCTTCGGTAGCTAAGTAAGAATAGTGTTCAGGTGCATTATCTAAAGGTACATCATCGATAGTAGTTTTAGATTCAGGATTGTCATTAAACGAAATAATAACTTTGTCGCCAGTAGAACCTGTTAACTTACCTTTTACTTTATTTACTTGCTCTTGTTGTTGCTCAGGCGTTCCTTTACCGTTATTAAAGTTAATTACCTTAGTTCCGCTAAATGAATTAGTAACATCGTTAATCAAGAACTCACTTATCTTTTCTTCTAAAACACAATAGTCTAAGCATCCTTCATAATCTACTCTATGGAAGTACTTTCTACCTACTGAGTACTGACCTACTACTAACACTTCTAAAGGTGCTTGTGAAGTTCCAAATGCAGGAATGTATTTAGGTACAAACTTCTTAATATCTTCCCAATTATCTGAATAGTAATAACCGTTAATATTACCATCTTTATCGCACTTCTCAGGGCGTGTTAAGTAAATAGGTAAGTGTTCGACCTTTGCGATTGATTTTCTATCCTTAGAATAGATAACTTGTAAAGCATAACCTCCGAATAGTTTAACCTCTAAAGCACATTTTCTTAACGTCTCATTAGAAAACAACATTTTCATTTGAGCGTAGTCGTTTGGCTTACGGCTTGCATCTCTTGCGTCAATACCTTTACCATAAATCAAACGTGCCATGTTGTTAATAATAGCGTTGTTTGTTGTAGAATTACGGTAACGATTCATTAACCACTCGTAGTAATCGTTATTTTCTCCGTACTCAACCCAAGAGTTCTTAGTGTTTTCTACTATCTCAGGCTGTGTATATTTACTTAGTTCTAATACGTGTATTGTACTCATAGAATAATATAATCGTTGTTGCTTGTGTGAGGTACGTATTCGCCATCGTTTACGCTAAATGTATCTGTATCTTGGTTAGTACAAAATACTTTGTCGTAGTAGATAACATCAGTACCATTATACACCTTTAAAGTGTACGTGTTATTTTCAATAGTATCTAAAATCTCAGTTACCGAAAGATAGTAAGTAGTGTTAGTTGGGCTTATCTCGTAAGTAAATACTTCATTCGTTTGCTCATTAGTCAAAGTCATGCTATCCGCTTCGTATAAACGAGGGATAAACTTAAACGTTTGAGGGCTTGCCGATTCTTGTACTATAATCATACTTATTAAACAATATATTCAAGTTCTTGTTACAAAAAAAGCCCTAAACGAGTTAACGAATAGGGCTTTAAGTAAACAAAATTGTTTATTATGAACCTGCTACGATTGTAAATCCTGCTGATGTTAAACCTGCTTCTGTAGTCGCTTCAAAGAAGTTCGCTGGTGCTTTTTCCATTCCAGTTAATACCAAAGTATATCCTGATAAATCACCCATTGCTCCACCTGTTACAACTGTTCCACCTGTTACATCCATTCCAAAGTCTTTACCTGCCATAAAGAAGTTTCCGTTGTTGTCTTTAATTACGACTTTAGGATTTCCGTAAGCTAATAATTTAACCGCTTTGTGTGTCGCTACGTCTAATTTTTTAAGCGTAACTGTTAACACTTGCTGAAAGAAAGTAGTTCCATTCTCACGAGAAGAAACAATATCTTCTTGGTAAGTAGAAGTGCCTTTTAAATCAAATTTGTAAGCACTTGGTGTACCTAAAACCGCTTCAATAACATCTGTATTTGAAGAGTCCATTGTGTACCCCGTAAGGTCTCCTTCATTCACGAAGTAGATAGCATCTAAACCTCCGATTGAATCTTTACAAGGCTCTATACGCCCCGCTGCAATATCACATGCCATAGTTTTATAGTATTAAAAAAGGGATGGCGTTTGTTGCACCACCCCTTTCTAGTTAATAATTAATTGTTATTAGTTAGCAGCGTTTGTGATACCGTATGTAGTAATATCTTCTACACTTCCGTAGTTAACCGCTCCTGTCATTCTCATAACGATACGTACGTTCATTGAACCATCAATATCCGCCATGTCGATAACTTTAACCTCGTTTTGGTCGCTCAATACTCCCGTTCCAAAGAACAAGTTTGAAGTCTCTGCAGCGATACCTACGTTGTTAGTCATTCCTGAACACATAAAGATTGGAATACCATCGAAAGATAACGCTCCGTTGTTGTACCATTGTGTACCTGCGTTGTTTGTACCGTTAGCACCTAAACCTGAAGCACCGAATCCGCCCAATGCACGAATGTATGCTTTAACGATGTTACGAGAAAGATAAAGTTTCAAGTCGTCTTTTCCGTAAACAGCAGCAGGAATAGCATCTACTAATTTACCTAACTCAGCTACAACGTTAGCAGCAGTTACAGTAGTTCCAGCAACCTCGTTAGCAGCAGGTAAAGCAGCGTCAGCAGCTAATAAAACCTCAAATCCGTTGAATTGTCCTGAAGTACCTGTAGCACCTGACCATAAAGAAACCTCAATAGCAGCAGCAACTTTAGAAGCAGCGTATGCGATTAAGTAATCAGCAAATGATTTAGGTAGTACATCGTGTGCAGAGTAACCCATCTCAGCAGCTTGCCAAGAAGAATGCAAATCTTTTTTACACAATTGTAAGTTAACTTGTAATTCTTTAGGTACTAATGTACGCTCTGTAATAGTTACAGTAGAAGTAGCTGTAAAGTCGCAAGAAGCATCTTTAAGAATCCCATCTGTTCCTAGTTTGTTAATTACGGCTTTGTATTTAACGTTTGGTAAAACTGTTAAACCACCGTTTGCGATTGTGTCGCCTGATAATAACGCTGCTGCTACCCATTTTCCTGAGTGCTCACCTGCGTATGTTGTAGTTAATGAAGTTGTTGTTGCCATTGTTTATATTTAAATTTATTTTGTAATCATTTCTAACACTCTATCCATCGTATTTTTTTGACGGTTAGGTGAAATTTTAAAATCTACCGTTACCTTGTTAGGCTCAGGATTGTGTTTAATTGGTTCAACTGCTGGCTCTTGACCTGACAATTCAACTGTTTCTTCTTTCGATTCTTTTTGTGCTAACTGCGCTTTTAACTCTGTGATTTCGTTACGCATTGCTTCAACTTCAGAAAAGAAAGATTCTTTAACGATTGATTCAACAATCTTTTTTGCTTGTGGCGATTCAGGCTCGCTCATTTCCATCTCAGGCTCTTGCTCTTGCTCAGGTGCTTGTTCCTCAGTTACAGCTTCATTAATTGCTGCAATGATTCCCTCTACCTCAACAACAAGAACACGCCCATCTTCTAGAGTGTATTCTCCTACTGGCAAAGGAATGATACCTTCCTCTTGTACGATTCCAACGGAATACTCAGGCTCGAACTCTTCCGCTTCGATAACCGTTACCCCATCTTCCAACATCATTTGAGCAAGTTTCACTTCCACCGCTTTTAGTCCTACACTTCTAAGAACTTTGTTAACGTTTTCTTTAATACTCATTTTTACTTATTATTTGATTTAAACTAATCCTTATTTATTAAGATTTCTATACAAGTCAGAAGCTAAATAAGCATCTATTGCTTTAAAACTTGGGTTATCAACTGCTTTTAAACCTAAGTCATTTGCCATTGCGTTATATTTTATAGCTACCTCATATGCTTTATCAGCTTCATTTTTAAAGTTCTTTTTAGCAACCTCAAATTTATCCTTTACATCTCCGTAGTTTAATAAGGCAGTTTTCAAAGCATTTTCAGATTTTCTAATATCATCTCCTAATGATAAATAGATTTCATTTGAAGACAATTTAACCTCTTTAAAAACTTGTTTGTAAACTCTGTCTAATTCACTCATTATTCTTTTTTTTAGTTAAACAAATAGTTTTATAGTTTGTAACATTTTTAACCTCTAGTTGTAACAACTGTTACGGCATCGTTACTATGGTTTATTACTGCTGTTGATTGATTTACTAGGCTTCCAATACCTTGACCTAGTTGTGCTTTTTCAACGTCTTCTTTCTTTGGTTTTTTTACTTTTGCCATTATTTATTTATTATTTGTGTTAATTGCTCAATGATTAATTCCTCTTGTGTTTTACTTTGTAGTTGCTCGAATCCATCATACATCGCTTCGATAGAATAACCTCCGTATTTTCCATCCTTAATCTCCTGCCAAACCGCATCGTTGTAAACCTTTGACATAACTACCCACTCGCCACCTTTTGCGCCTAAGTTGTATAGATTAGATTTATCTTGTTTAGCGTCTTCTACTATCCATGATTCAATAACACTAATACCTTCTACTTTCTCATCGTGTTCTAAAGTGAAGTTTTGTGTGTTCATTTTTTTCATAAACAACTCAGCTGAACGTCTTACAGTATCTTTAGAAAAGTAAATGTTAAATTCTTTACCTTGCATTACTCTGTAGATTCTCTTTTCAGGCACTAAAGCAAAACCAACTACAATACGTTTTTCTTCGTCAATTACTTTTAGTTGTATTTCGTCTTTTGATAGGTAAACAAAGTCCTCTTCAATTGCAGGATTCTCTACTAGACTAATTGCAAAAACACCATCTTCGCTTTCGTCTTTTATCTTCAGTTCTATCTCTTGTAATTTTTTCATATTAATTAAACAATTTTATAATGTTGCTGTTGTTATTTTATTACGTTCTAAACTTTGTGCGCTTGTTACATCTCCACTAACTACATACGCTTTCATAGTTCCACCGCCTAAGCCGTTAAGTTGATTTGTTCCGCTGTTCCCTACGATGTTAAACTGTGCAGGATTTGATGCTGGTAAACTTGGCACACCACTTGCTCCACCGCTACCACCTGAAGCACCACCACCGCCTTCAAACTGAGTCGCAGCAATTGACTTTACTTTAACTAAACCTGAAGCAATAGCAAAACTAGCAGCAATAGCACCACGTACAGGAGATGTCGGGTCTCCCGGTACTATCTGTGAAGCGTACGCAGATTGTGCAGCCTTATAAGTTTCTATTGTAGCTTGTGCAATACTTGAAGCCTTACGAATTTTAAACGCTCTCCTTTGGCTTTCTTCAGATTTACCCTCAAAGATTGTCGCTAAGTCGCTTATAAATTGAAAAGTTTCTTCTGCATTTTCTATTGCAAATTGTTTATTTCTTACAGCGATTGCTTGCTGTGCTTTTTCAATCCTTTCTTTTTCTGCTGCTTCACGCTCCCAATTAGCAATTCTAAAAGCAGATATTCTTTCTTCCTTTTCACGTTCTTTTTCATATTTAGCTTCTTGGTCTGCTATGGCTTTATTCTCCTGTTCTAACTTCCAAGCGTCTTCCGCTTCTTGCATTCCACGCTCCTCTTCTAGTCTACGTTTATACGCTTCTAGTTCAGCAGCATTTTGTGCGTACTTATCTTCGATTGCTTTTTCTCTCGCTGCTTTTGCTTTGGATGCTGCGTCTTTTCTGCGTTGTTCCGCTTCTGCATCGTACTTAATATCTGACTCAGATTTAATCTTATTAGACTTCTCTACATTTGCTGCTTGCTTTAGTAAGTTTTCCGCTTCTTGTTGAAATATTTTAGCGTTTGCTTCTGCTGTTTTCTTTGCGTCTGCTCTTCTTTGTTCTTGTTGTTTTTTACCAATATCAGCAGTAGCACCTGAGAAACCTAACGCTTGAACAACACCTAATTTAATATCATCTCCTAAAGTTCTTTGGTCTTCCATTTGAGAAGTCAAAGCCTTTGCCGATTCTTGTGCTGCTAATGTTAATAATGCGTTTGCTTGCGCTCGTAATGCTGTTGCTTGAATATAAGCATCTGTCTTTTCTCTAAATAACTTTTCTGCTTCGTTTAAGTTTTTAGCTTTCCCGAATGAATCGCCTAATGTATCGTTATAAGTTTCAAGGGCTTGCTCTTTAGAAATTACTCCATCTCTTGCTAAGTCAAAAGCTACCTTTACGTTATTAGTTTCTGCTACTGCCTCTTCTGCTCCTTTCTTATAATCGCCCATTGTGTCGGTAAGTGCTTTCTGTCCTGCACTTACACCGCTAAACGAATCTTTTAATGTATCAAAGTTTGCTACTAAATAACCTACAGCCGTAATTAACAAACCGATACCCGTAGCAGCAAATACTTTAGCACCGTTTGACATTCCTTGAAATGCAGTAGAAGCAGAAGCACCTAATGCCTTAAATGAAGCAGCACTTTCTTTTAGTCCTTGTACACCTTGCGCCATTGCCATTGCACTCTGAACTTTCAATAATGCTTCTTGAACCTTTTCAGATTCAGCACCCATTGCGCCCATTGCACCCTGAACTAATTCAAAGCCTGCCGTAACACCACCCAAAGCACCGCCTAGCTTGTTAGCTGTAGTCATTGAAAGACCATCGACTTCAATATCTACTTGTTGTAAAGTCTTTTTAAGTCTACCTGCTTCTTGTGCTAAAAGATTAAATTCTTCAGTACCTCTTTTACCCTCTAAAGCCATTTGGTAAAGTTGGTCTTCCAACTCACCAATACTAGCCGTTAAAGGTAACACATCGCCATAGACCTCATCAAACTTTGCGCTTAGTCTGTCTAATTGCTTTACACCATCCTCTGTTTGTACTTCAATTATTACGGTCTTTTTTTCCATGCGTATTTTCTTTTTGTTTGTTTATAGGCTTTGTTGAATGTCTTAGGTATTTCATTTCTACCTTTTGCAATGTCGATAAATTCAGACTCTCTATTAAAGTCATCTATCGTAAGCATCTGTAAAATATTTTTTATCATATTACTGTTGATTAATAATTATAAACTGTGTAGAAATTGTTGTTCCGTTACTTGATACCGTTACAGGAAAAGTATTTGTTCTTGCTGAACCAAAGTTTACAGGTACACTAAACGTTAAAGTATCTCCTGCGTTTAATGTAGTAGCACTTGGTGTAGCAAATGCAGTTTCGTAAGGGCTTCCCAAAGTCAAAGTAATTCCATCAGGTATCTCAGTAGTATAATACAAAGTTTGCGCTCTAATAGTAATATTATACACCGCTCCAAAATCTAGCGTTGGTCTCCAATTCGATATAAGATTAAACTTTACTTCGCCAGTGATTAAGTTAGTAGTCATATCGTTAATAATGTACTTCTTTTCACGTATGATAATAGAATCCTTTAATCTAAGCGACTCTAATATACTTAATGGTAAAATAGTATTGACACTTACTAAACGTGTCTTAGGATTGAATAAATTAATAAGATAGTTTTGATAGTACATCTTGTACAAAGAATTGTTTTCAATCTCTAAAGTGTAAGATGAAATATCGCTGTTAAAGTTCAAAGAATAGTTTATATCTGAATCTACAGTATCTTGACCAAATGGTACGTAATTTGTAATACTAGAAACAGTTGTTCCGTTATCAAATTTTAAATTTGCACCTGTTCCAATACCTACCCTTTCATTTCTGTAAAGTGATACGGGTTTAGGTACATAGTTTTTATATTCAGGCTCAGTGCCTAGACAATAACCAACCTGTATATTTGTTCCTGTGAACTTGTTAAATAGTAAACTTTCAAACGGTAACTTTATAGTATAATCTCCACCATCGTAACCGAATGTATTTCTAAGGCTTCCGTACTCACGTGCAAATAAATCGTAAAATTCCATATTCATGAAACTTAAAGACTTCTCGTACTCGAAAGATATGTTATTAAATAATGCAGGTCGATTTACTTCTACTACCTCGCTTGAAACGTGCTTAGTAATATCATAAGGCACGCCCGAATTATAAAACTCTTCTAAAGGCTCTATTCGATAGGTGTTAACGCCATCGCCATAACAAACTAAGTTGAACTGCCTAAACATTCCTGAAATTAAATCTAGTACTTTCATGTCAGGTGCTAAACTTGAAAGGTCGATATTTGCAGTAGTTGTTATTGTTCCTGAGTTATCCGTAGTAATATCTTCAACTCCTAAAGATGAAACACCAATATTAACTAAAGTATAAGTTAACTTGTGAGTTACATCAGCATCAAATACCATAGAAGCCTCAGCACGTACTTTAAAATAATACGTATCATTTAGTCCTATGTCATTTGCAGTTAATGAAACACTATAACCGCTTGTACCTATTCCATTAATAGAATTTACTAAGATTCCATTTTTGTAAACGTCAACAATATAACCGCCCGTATAAGAAGTATTAATTTCTATTTGCACAAAATGACTTATAGCCAATGCTGTATCATAAGAACCCGTTAAAAGTGAACTAGGCTCTACGTACTGAACTAGCACCTCGTTATTATAAACAGGTGTTCCACTTGTACCTGCAAAAGCAACTAATGAAGGCTCACTGTAAAAAGTTAACTTCTCTTTGTTCTTATACCATAAAAAAGCATTTGAGAAACGTGGCGAAGTAGTAAGAAATGAACCCGTAAAAGTAACGCCGTACTTATCTTCTATTAGTCCTAAAATTGCTTTGTAAGAAACAGCAGGAAACAACTCACTATACTCAATCGCTCCACCCGTTATACTAATATCGTTTGTGGTAGAATCTCCATACTGCCAAACACGACCCGAAGTAATTAAAGGATATTGAATGTTGTCATCATAATTTGTTATCCTATCTTTAATCTCGTCTCCTGTGTATTCGTGGTTGATAGTTGAATAGTCTAAATCTTTTAGTTTATCTTCTAAGATTACATCCTTTAAACTTACAAAGTCACCAAAGAAAGTTACCGTATAGTAATCAGCATTACCATTTTTAACCGCTGACTTTTCTAATTGAATGCGACCCGTTTTAAAAGGTATTAAATCAATTTCTATTCTTGCATCCCTTCTCTTTGAGTGGTTTATTACAGTGTCTAAGTCATTGTTATAGTAGTGTTCAAAGATAGCGTTATTGTGTGGCGTTGCTGGTATTGTAAACGTTCTAGAAATATCCGTAAACGTTAAAGCAATATCGTAAATGTTTTGAGTTGATGAGTTAACTGTCATAGTCTCATCTGCAAATAATTCAAGGCGTTGGTTCTCAACGTATATTTGTACGCTTCTCATATTACGTTGTTAAGTTTATCAAAGGCAAATTCAAACTCTAAAGTATAATTAATTAGCTTTTGGTTTATATGCTTGTGCATCTCGATTGAAGTAGTGCGTAACTTGCAAGGATAAGAATCTCCACTAACTACTAAAGCCATGTTCATCTTTTCAGATAACAGCATTTCTTGAAGTGTATCAGCGTACTCTTCACTTACCCAATCAGTATTAACTTTTACTGTCTCTTTACCGTTAACATTCATTATCTTGTTAATAGCTTTTGAAGTATCGTAATCTACGCTTGAAGGCATTGCTTTAAACGGTGTGCTATTTGCTTCGAAGTTCTTGTAAGACGCCTTGTAGAATATCTCTCGCTGTGGCATTCCGTACTTGTTAATAAAGTCAACTGCTACGGGTGTATATTTGCATTCGTCTTTAGGTAGAAAATAATATGTCGCTTCTAATACGTTTGAAGCATTAAAGATTTCTAACTTGTTTCCTAGTGTTGTGTAATACGTTCTATGGATAGTCTTAATCGCTGCATCAGTTCCCAAAGAAACCGTAGTAGTATTTGCCGTTCCCGTTTCTGAATACTTAGCTGACCAGTTAGCACGTGCGTAAAAAGATACAGTACCATTAAAACCTGCTGAACCACTATAAAAATAATATGTTGAAGGCTTTAAAAAGAAATTAGAGTAGTTTAAATTATAACCTTCCTCGAAGTTACCGTACCCATCAAAACAAAAGCCACCTGTTTCATCGTCTTCTAATGCTCCGTTAATGTATGTTTTGTATCTTAGTCTACAATAGTAATCGTTGTTAGCTTTAGGATAAAGAGCGTCTACAGTTGCAGCAGGTTGCACATCTATAAACTCCCTTACGTAAGGAGATATATTAAAACTTACACTTGTGCCTGTAAAGATTTTCTTACTAAGTACTTTCGTTGGTACACTTGGCGAAGTTGCAGGTTCGTTGTAAATGTATAACTCAACTGTTATTTCATCGTTTAATGCTCCGTTAACCGTTACGAAATAAGGGGAGCGTGCTAATATTTTATCTAGTGCCATTAACTGTAAATTTTAAAAATTCATCTATATCTAAACCAAACGCTTCTACTAAATCACCGCTCAGTTTCTTGTACTCATTTTCGAAAGGTTTTGTAAAGAATAAACTAGGCTTTATACCGTTGTTGAATATTCCTCGTGCAATTAAATAAGTTAAAGATTTAGTTGTTATAAACCTGCCTTTATTATCTCGTCCTTTTATACCTTTTTTCTTTACCCATTGCTCAAATACTTTTGATGGTGGCATCTTAGACTTGTAACTAAATGGTGTGTTAAACTTTCGTTTCTTTCCACTTACACCTTTGTCCTGAAACTCCCCATACTTTCCTAAATCAAACTCAAGTCCAAAGTTACCACTCTTAAAAACCGTTAAGTCTCCTTTCAATCCTTTATGCAAAGCACCGCTTGAGTTTTTACCCATTCGTGTAAGATTACTCTTAGCCTGCTGAATAACACGCTTCTTGAATAATTCTAACTCCCTTTGTACTTCTACTTGTTTCATTTACGAATCCTATTTAGTTCTGTTTCATAGGTAAGGAAAGTAAGGGCTTCAAATAGTCCGAGTTTTGTAACATCTTTAATCTTAGTTGCGTCTCCTTTAGCAAGTGCATAGAAGTTGTTGTACCATCCCCATTTATTACTGAACTGCGTGCTTGCTTCGTAGCTATTACTTCCATCTCCTTCTGCAAATAGTTCAGGGAAGCTATTAGTAACTCGTTGCTTAAACGGTAAAAAAAAACCAACGCTCCGAAAGCGATATTTAATGGCGTGTACTGCATTACTTCTGAGTAAGTTGCGCTACCCTCGTAAGGTTCTATTTCGTACTTATCTCCTTTCGTTTTAGTAATAGGTCTGTATAATACTGCTAGTGCTTTGTGCATTGTTGACCAATCAGAAATATACGTTTCTAAATCTGCATACTCTCCGCTTGAAATATCTTCTAAGTTCGGAATAAAACCAAACTCTTTACCACCCAAAGTAAAACGCTGTACAAAGTCTTTCTTTTCTTCTAACACCAATCTTAAAGTGTTTGCTATATCTTCACAGTCTACTTGTCTAATACGTAGAACATCTGACATTCTAATCTTACAAAAGATTGCTATTAGCTTATGTGAGATGAACACCTCGTTATCTGTTTCATCAGTTACTCTATTGAACGCTTGAAACTGTTCTAGTGTAACATCGCTTAACTTAGTTGGTATTTGTATTTCTTGTGTCATTCTATTTGTTTAACAATTAATTCTTGTTTTTGTAGTAGGCAGCAGCAATATCATAAGCATGACAAAGCATTTTAAAATCTAAATTAAACCTCATAAGGTCATCAAATACAATAGTAACCTTTTTACCTGTTCTTTCTAGTATGTAGGCTTGTACTACTGCTTTGTATTCTTGTATGTCAATAGATTGCGTATGTTCCACGATTAGGGTTTTCTAGTTGGTAAGTAACTGCATAACGAATAGCGTCTAATGCGTGATTATAATTATCGCATGGTGTTTTAGATTTCTTCTCTAACCATGAATAATTATTTAGTTCTTTGTGTAAGTCGATGCTATCTTCTGAGACTATCAAATCGTAATCCTGGAGTAAAGCAATTCCTAGCGTAACACTTCCCTGACCTTTGACCGCTTCTGTAATGTTTAGTCCTTTAGCTTTCAACTCACTTATTAAACGTGGTTCTGCATTATCAGCAACTATTAAACTTTGCCCAGCATATTGATTGTTTAAAAAGTAAATATCTGAAGTAGTAAGTCCTGCCTTGTAAAAGTGTAACCTTAGATAAATCTTTTTGTTAGCCTTATCAATTGAAGTCTCAACTAATGTACTAGGGTCGTTACTAAATCCAAAATCCTGACCGAATACCACAGTACCACAGTTTTTAAATTCTCCGATTGACCAATTACTAAATATAACACCTTCAGCTTTATCTAACCAACCACCTAGTATCTGATGCTTGAACTTCTCAGGTCTATGATTCTTAATGTATTCTACTTGACTAATGAACGAAGGAGAAAGGTTACTAAGGTTGTCTAAGTAAGTTGTGTGTATGTATGTAGTATCGTCTTTTATTAGCGTTTGTCCTGCTTCGATTCCTTTACTCTCAAAGAACTTATTATAAATGAAGTGCTCTTTCGTTGTTGGATTGAGTATCAGTATTACTCTATTTTGCTTAGTCTTATGTCGAATGGATAAATCTATCTTATCGAAAGTATCCTCATCTGTTAACTCTTCTGCTTCGTCAAGCACCCACGTAGTAACACCTTGCAATGATTTCAAGTTAGCCGTTTGTGTTCCGCTTGAAGTCTTGATTCCTTTGAAGATAATCTTACTGCCTGACTTAATGTTTATAATCTCGTCTTTTGTGATTAGAAACTCGTCAATCAAACCTAACATTTCAATCTTCTCTATAAACTCAGGAATAATTGATATAGACGCACTTACTAAAGTGTACCTAGTGAATAGTATAATGTGTCCACTATCTCGCATTAAAAGACACAAGAACGTAGTTATACTAAATGATTTAGACGAACCACGACCGCCTGTTACAATAAAGTAACGAGAATCTGAACCTAAGTAATTGTATTTACTATTTAGTACTATCAATTTTGAAAAGTTCTTTTATGTTTTCTCCTGAGAATGTGTGATTATTATCAATTGTTTCTTTCGGCTTACCGTATGTATATTCTATAATTAATTTAGATGCACTTATTCTATCTGATGAACGTGCTTTAATATCTTTCATGATAGATACTAAACATCTGATTGCATCCTCAGAATGTGGCTTCATTAAATCTCTTATTCTATTCTCTTCGTCTTTTGACTTTCTACCATTTCCAGGTATTGCTCCTCCTTTTCCTGCCATTGTTTTCGTTTTGTTTAATCAATTAATTCTCACTGTATACCATTTGATAAAATACTTCTTTAGTTACTTCATTCACTTCAAACAATGTAGTACTTTCATCGTAATAAACAACATAAGCAACACCTGCCTTAACAAGAGTTGCTTTTAATGTCGACCATTCATTAGAGTGAAGTATTGGATTGATTACAGCTATGTAGTATTTCATTTAGTTACTTTCGTATGCGTTGTAGACTTTCTTTAGTGTTAGGTGTATCTCTCTCCAACAGTCAGCACATGAAGTAGGTTTTCTTCCGTCTCTCATTACTCTATTGAATATCTTTAGTAGTACTTCTTGTTGACTTACTTTAATCGTGTTTCCACAAGTTGTAAAGTAATTAGTTAAGTATTCGTATTCTCCTTCTGTTAGACATAAAGGCTTTTGATATGGAAACAATCTATTTAACTTTAGCTTTCTTTCTTCGCATCCGCAGTCTTCTCCTGCAATGAATTTAACAAGTCTTTTAATTCCTGTTGCTTCCGTTATTTTCTCTATTGTATCTCCTAGTCCTTTTGATTCAGCTTTTACTTCTTCTTCTACTTCTTTAGTAAGTGCTTCTATTTCTTTACGGTTGATCTCTTCAGCAAGTTTATTAGCGTTGTCTATTGCTATTTGCTCTTTGGTTCTTCTAGTTCTCTTTTTCATTTTCGTCTATTAGAATTTTAATACTCATCATTAACGCACTTAGATAGTGCTGGTCAATTAAGTTGATAGTTCCTTTAGTTGATTCTACCATCTTTGAACCTGTATCTTCCCACTGATTCAATAGGAATTCTTTTACGGCTTCTTTCTTTTGTTTCTTTGTCATATTTTCTCGTAATCTTTATTTGCAAAATCATCCCAATCTTCTCCTACGTTTTCTTTGATTCGTAGCTTGCATTGTTTAATAGTATCAAAAATTGTTCTTAAACTTATGTTAGTGTCCTTTGCTATTTCTCTCATGCTTTTACCGCTTGATATGTAATGCCTAAACAGTAACGTATCAAAGTAGTGCCAAGAATCTATCTCTCTATCTATTCTTTCAAGTACCAAACCATAGGCTTCAGCTTCTTCTATTTCGGTTGTGTACTCTATGTTGTTAATTAGTTCTACTTTTTGTAGCTTTCCTTTTTTTATGACATACTCCATATAAACTGAACGTAGCGCATACCAAACATAAGTCTTTGATACTTTACCGTTATTAATTATCTTTTCCTCAGTAGTATAACGCCATAACTTAAGATACGTTTCTTGAACTATGTCTTCACAATAATCTAACTCACCCCATGAACGTACGATGTTTACGTATTCTTTGTGATGTTCTGCTACTTTAGATAACCATTTACTATCCATAAGAGTGATTAATTTTTAAACAAATATACGATTAAATTCTAATCAAACAAATTTTTAACATCCTTCTTCGTTGTTAGTTCCTTTCTTTCTGTATTTTGCCATCCATGAACTGTCTCGCTTTTTAAAGTCAGTTCGTATCATCCAATCATGCTTTATTAGCTTTTTAATTCTCTTTTTCATACGTGTTTTTGTAATAATTTCTTCCATCGTAATAGTTAACATCGTTGTCCTCTGAATATTCATAAGGCGTGTTTTGTCCTTCTTCATACGCTTCAATTATCTCTTGCTTGTGCATTTCTTTGGCTTTACGAATAACAGTTGATAATTCTTTTCCGTTATGTAATTGCTCAACCAACCATTCTATACTACTTTGTTTCATCTTATTCTGATTTACTTTTTTCTATAAACTCAGCCATATATCTTGCCCCTTCTAAAAAACCAAGATATGCTCCACTATTATCTTTGTTTTGATTTGAAAATTCAATTGCTTTTTCTCCGCAGTTTGATTCATTAAGTATTCTAGCTATTTTTTCTCTTATTTGCTTCGAACATTCATCACAATACCATTCATCAGGCAATTTAACACCTTGTACGGTGTTACCCATACAACATTTTTCTTTTTCCATATTATTCTGATTTAAATTCGATTCGTGTTTCTTTCGTTTTAACGCACTCTTTTACGCTCTGATATACAAACACTATACTCAATATGGTAAATGCCGTTAGAAGCGTTAAAAATAGTAACCTGATGTACTCTCTGTTGAATACATAGTTGCGTTGGTCAATTTCGTTTCTTTGATTCATTGCTTTAACTTTAGCTTTAACAGTTCTTTTAGTTCTTCTAGTCTCTCTCTAGGTACTCTCATGTAAAGTATCACGTTATCCTTTTTCTTTCTTCCCATTTATTCGTGTTTTTAGCAGTCTCTCATTAGTTTATAACTCATAGATACTATCCGTAGTGTTTCAGGTTTAACATAATACCACCTTCCATTTATTCCTAACAAAACTTTTAAGTCTTCACAAATATACTTTTGAATAAGGCAAGCTGAACTTATCAAATCGCCATTATCTATTCTTATTGCTTCAAATGTTATCATAGTAAATTGATTCTATATTCTAAACTTTCAATTTCTTCAAAGATTCAACTGCTTTTCTTAATTCAGCAATTTCTTTTCTTAGTGCAGATGACTCATCTTTTTTAGATCTACAAGCATTGCAAGTTGTACCCCACATACTGGGTACAACATCATTACAGTTAAAACATCTAAATCCTATTAGATTTCCTCTAAAATCTTTTACTTCATTATTCATAATTCCTTTTTTTATTTGTTTGTCTTACAAAGATACACAAGTTTTTTATATCTGCAAGCATTTATTAAATTATTTTAAGTTTTTTATTTTTTCTTTGAATATTCGCTGGATTTCTTTCAACTCATCTACTTCCCACTTCTTTACTTTACTTCCGTTTTCTTCTAGCCATTCTACTCGGTCTATTCCGATTAGGTTTATAAGTCGTTTACGGTATTCAATAGCGTTACTAGATAGCATTACATTACACTTGTAGCAAGATACCCAAATGTTTTCTTCGTGAAAGCGTAGGTTTGAATGACCGCCCGAACTTAAATAATGTGATGCGTGGCGTACTCCGTTAATATGTTTACCACAAGATATGCAAGGTTTACCGTTGTCTCTTTCACGTATGTATTTATTCACTACCATTTGAGTTAGTTTTAAATGGTCGCTTAAGGTTAATAGTTCCGCTTTCTTTTCTTGCTTCGTCTTTTTCCATTGCTTATCTTTTTCTTCTGCTACCCAAACACGAACACATTCAGATTCTAAACAAAACTTTTGATTGAAGCGGATAGACTCAAACTTGTTTTTACAGTTCTTACAACGTGGCATCTTCTTTTGGTTTCGTTAATTCTAGTATCTGTTTTCTTAGTTTCATATTCTCAATGTGCAACGAATAGTTAAGCCTGTACGCTTTCTCGTTTTCCTCCGATACTTCTACTACTATCCTCAATGCTTCGTCTAAATCTTTAAGCATTATTGCTATTCCTTCTTTTTGGGCTTCGCTTGTACTATTATGTCTATGCCTTGCTAGTAGCTTGTTAATTACTAAGCCTATGTTGATTCGGGCGGTTGTTAGTCTTAATGCGCTCATGTGTTTAATTTAAAATGGTAGTCCATCGTCAAATGTATTGTCAGGTTCTAAAGCTGAATAAAACTGTTTTTGTGGTTCGCTCATAGGATTGTTACCTCGTCTTTTTATAGGGTCTTTACCTCCTATCTTAAAGCCTAAACCATTGTTAAACTCAAACAATAGCGGAACGCCTAACTCAGTTTGTTGTCCTCCTGTATCTCTATCCTTTATTTTTTCTATATCAATCATAGTTTGAAACTTCATGTCAGGGTGTTTTACTAGCCTGTGAATTACTATCATGTCATCACAACGATTTAAAAACGGCTTACCGCCTTCAATATGTGCTTTAAGTGGTGGCTTCAAATGTCCAAACCATTGATGTTCCTGAGGGTATAACATGCCACTCCTACCTGATTCACTATTAGGATGTGTGCTAATGTACAAAGTTTTATTTAACTGATTACAAAATTGTCGAGTTTGATTTAGAAATTCGTAATTATCTGAATGTTGCATACCTCTATCCAATCCTGTAAACGGGTCGATAAAACCCACATCGCAATTAGTCGAACCAATTATATCTAACATGTCTTTCGGCTTGTACATGTTTGAATTATCTACAAACTTAAAATAGTATTCAATCGTTTTTTCATGTTGCCTTAGTTCGGTATAGCTTAAATCTTTAAACGGCTTACCAGCGTACATCTGTATTAAATCTCGCATCACTTGACCGCTTGAATTTTCTCCCATCCAAATAGTAAACTTTAAACCATGATTAGTAGCCAAAGCTAAAAAGTACCATTCCATCCAATAAGACTTACCTACATTGTCATGTCCTAAAACTATGTTTAGTTGTCGTCTTTTAAATCTTATGTAGTCATCAAGTATGCAATCAATACCTAGACCTAAGGAGATTTTACCCTCCTTATATTGGTCTAAATATTCTGTACTATGTCCGTCGGATAGTATCATTCAAATAAAGATTGTTGTTTAATTGATTCCTTAAATCTTTTGTCAGCTTCACGCATGTTTAAAATCGCTTGTTTATAGTAGCTGTCTTTTAATTCAATACCAATTGCTTTACGACCCATTGATACAGGACTGAAAACTTCACTACCTACTCCCATGAATGGAGTTAAAACAACTTCGTTAGGGTTTGAATACAACTCGACAATTCTATCAATTACATCCAACTGCAAAGGGTGTACGTGTTTCTCATCGTCTTCTTCTTTCGAATCCTTGAACGGTAACACATTATCAATTCTAATATCATCCCAAACAGATGAAGCGTAACGCTGCCAAATATAATGATTAAGTTTTGTTATTTTGTCATCTTCGTTTACAGCGTTTAAATGTTCCCAAAGTTGCTCAGTATTATAATCTGAATTATTAGCGTTATTGTATGCTCGTAAAATGTTAGGCAAAATTGGCGTTTCTCCAGCATAGTGATTAATTCCAAATGGGTGCGTTACAGGTACTTTGTTTTCTCCTTTCTTAGTGAATACTAAAACATAGTCAGGCATCGCAGTAAAACACTTAGTACTATCTTCTACAATAAACTTGTGCATTAACGATTGAACCATTGTACGCATACGAACCTTTAAAGGCTCTTTCCAAATTGTTATACGGTTACGATATTCAAAACCATACTTTTCATGGATTCTAATAATCTCATTCGGGAAGTCCCAAAGTCTACACGTGTTATCAAATACGTCTGTACAGTGTACCGCAGAAATTCTACCTGCTTTTGTTACCCTTGCAATCTCAGCTACTAAAAATTCATATTGCTCTAAAAATTGTTCCTTACTTTCACAGTTAGAAAAATCATTCTCACTACTTGAGTAATTATACAACCCTGCAAACGGTGGTGAATAAACTGATAGGTCTATTGATTCGTCGCCTAGTGTTGGCATTACTAACATGCAATCGCTGTTATAAATTGCGTAACGGTCTGTTACTACTTGGTCTTTTACTTTGCTTTCCATAATCTTAAATAAATGAAGGTTTAATGATTTCTTTGTTAAATTCTTTTGTCTTGTGTTCAAATGAACGGTTTACATTTTCTGTTAACGATTTATGTAATTGAATCGCCTTTTCTGTTTTTTGCTGTAATGATTCTAATACTCTTGTTTGACCGTCTGAAATAACCATGTCAATAGTTACGTCATTTTTCTGTCCGAATCTCCAAAAGCGTCGAATAGCTTGATAGTATTGCTCATAACTCCATGTAGGGAAGAATACCGAATGGTTACAATGTTGCCAGTTCAAACCCATTGATGTCATCTTTGCTTTGGTAATTAGTCTTTCAATTTCACCATTTGCAAAAGCTAAAAGTATTTCTTCTTTTTTGTCTATGGATTGACTACCTATAATCTCAACAGCGTCTTTATCCATTTCACGAAGATACGCACTTTCTTGGTTTGTATTACACCAATATACCGAAGTTTTACCGCTTGCTAATTCAATAGCTTTCTCGCATCGTTTCAACTCGGTTTGTTTTTGTTCATGTCTAACCTCGTTAAATGACTTCGCAATAACATTAAACATTTGTAATTGACCTCCGATATCAATTAGATTATCATTTGTAACAACATGCTTATTAACGATTAACTCAGGCAGGTTATAACGCTCATTTGAATATCCAATATCGCTAGGCATCTTTACCATAATCGACCATTGATTTACCCATGCAAAGAAATCCTTTTCAGCGTGTGGCTTTAAGTAAAACTTTTCCCCTATGTTACGGTTGTTAGAATCTACTGAGTTTTGATTGTTCTTAAAAAACTTTCCTAGCATATCCATGTAACCCATGTAACCTAGTGCTTCTGAACTTGTACCTAATTCGATAAAGTCATTCGGACTAGGTGTTGCAGTTGAAAGAAATCTATAAGGCAACTTTTTAACAAACGCTGTTATCTGTTGTTTAATCTTTCCGTCAAAGTTTTTAAGTATCGAACTTTCATCTAAGATAACACCTACAAAGTCTTTAGGGTCGAAATAGTGTAAACGCTCATAGTTACAAATTACTATCTTCTTTGTGTGCTTTCCGTCTTTTGAATATTCGATGTCATCTATACCCAGCTTTTCAGCTTCTAAGATAAATTGAAACGCAACCGCCAAAGGTGTAAGTATTAATACTTTTTTGTTTGTATGATTAATTACGTTTTTTGCTATTGATAATTGAATTAATGTCTTACCCAATCCTGTATCTGCAAACACACCTATACGACCTTTTCTAATTGCTTTCTCGATTATGTGCTTTTGAAAATCAAATGCAATATCAGGAACGTAGTTAGGTTCGAATCCAAAGTTACCTAGTAGGTGCTTCTTTGAGTTAATAAATTCTTGATAGTCTTTCATTTTGATTCTTTTGTTTTGTCTGTTAAAATTGTTGGATTAACATCTTCAATCCATTGTTTAAGTGTTGAAATTTTGCTTTTCATATTTATTTGTTTTTATTGGTTACTATTTAATCTCATTTGTTCCATAACGTGATTATAACGTATTTGGTCTTCTGATAATGGCTTAACTACTTGCTCACTTTTTTTAGGTTCTTTAGATAACCAATTCTTAGCAGTCAAATATAAACTTTTATACTTCGTGTTTTGCTTAAAGTTTTCGATTGAGTCAAGAGCATTATCAATTTGGTGTTTATAGTAATCTACTTCTAGTTTGTTAAATTCATCAATTGACATAGACAGATGAGCGAATGCTCTATATTTATTTATATCATTTACACTATCACTTACACTAACACTATCACTTACGGCTTTTTTGGCTTTAATTGGGTTTTTAAATAAACCGTTCGCTTTAATTGGGTTTTCTTCGCTTTTCTTTGGTCTACCTCCTAGCTTTCCGTTTTCTGAGTTCTTTACACGTTTCTCATTCCAACTTTGTAAATCTCGTTTTAAAGTTTGTTTAATGGGTGTAAACATCAATTCTACTAACCTGTCAGAAGTCGGGTTTAAATCATTCACATATCTAAAAAAATGCTTTATTAAACGCCCAGCTTCATCATCTGTTAACGATTCAAAAGTTTCAATCCAATCACAGTAAACAACTACTTTCTTTTTATCTGTTGCCATATTTATACAATGCAAAAAGCCAGCAATCAAGGTGCGTAGGATTACCTTTTCATGCTAGCTTTTCAATTAAATTCCCTGAAGTTCCTACGCTTCGAGTGCTAATATAGTAATTATTTTCTAATTACCGATAATATTTTTATAAATTAATTTCTCTTGTTCTTCGATAGTTCCTAAGAATAGTAGTTTAACTTTATCGTATGGTGTGATATTTTCAGCTTTCCACTCTTTCAGCTTACGTGTTTTATCAGCTTCGTCTTTTGCTGAGAATACGTAGTTTAGTAGTGTTCCGTTTTTTTCTAGTATTAGCTTGTAGCATTCCATAGTTAAATATTTTTTAACGCATTTTGATAAGCTAAATGTGCTTTTAATTCACAATTAAACCTACCTAAACTTTTCAATTTACCATTGATAAATATGCCAGACCTCCATTTTAATCTTTGATAATCCCA